CCTTCTGGCTTATTTTTAGCTGGCTTTTTCATAGCCTCTGCGATATACTGTTTTAATGTTATCATCTTCTAAGAATCCTGTTTCTAATTGCTACTGATCTATTATGTTTCCAAACTATTCTACTCATCTTTCCTATTCGTTTTCTAGCAGCCTTGATTGCCGACAAATGGCGGTGTCTCTTTTCTGCTGCTGACATTTTAGCGATTCTACCACTACGAATAGTGTAACCTTTCACATTAGATAATCTTCTCCATTTTCTTTGAACTTTACCAGCACGCACTCTTGCTCTCACGATTTTGTATCGTGCCTCAGCAAGAAATTGCTTAAAACTAACCATAGTTGTATGTTGAGTTGTAAGCGTTGTATACGTTAGCGAAGCCCTTATCCTTATCCTTGTTTAATTGAATGATGAAATCATATGTATCACCAGCAGCAACTCCAATTGTCTGTAAACCAATGTTTCCAGTTGGTGTTGTAGCATTATTTGGAATTAAAGCATCCAATGATCCAGCAGATGATCCACCATAGTTATAGATGGCTGTACTTGTACCACCTTCATAGTAAAGCTGAACAACAGCAGCACCAGCAAGATCAACACAATGCTGAACTCTCGAAATATCCACTATTGGAGTCTGTGATGTATTTGCGAAAACCAATGTTTTTGGATTCAAAATGACAGTGTTAGACGAATCTGATCCGCTGTAATAACCAGTCACCTTAATAATTGTTGTACTTGCGTTATCAAGTATCATTTGTACTTGTGGGTTTGCCATTTCTTATACCTTACTCCGTTGTGGTTGCTGTAAAGTCAGCAACCTGTTTAAAATCTTTAGGAGACTTTCTCAATTTCTGAGGAATTTTCTGATGACTATTTGTCCAATTTAACTTAGGATTCTTAATTAGTTTAAGAATTCTGGCAGCAATTGCTGGCTCTGCTTCAATTTTGTTTCCGTCATCGAAATTAATTTCTCCTGGTGTACTAGTCTTTACAATTCTTTCCAAACTCTTAACAATTGTTCCTTCTGCTACTCCAGAAACATATGTTCTGCCTGTTGGGTTTTTGGAAAATGGAACACTTACATCAAGGTTAAGTTTATCATTACGATAAAGCACAATGGTTTCTCCAGTTGGAAACTGACGAATTCCTCTGCGTCTTAACGTAATCATAGGTGGAGGGTCTGGCAGCTTACCTAACTTTCCCTCTTTCAGTGTTCCTCGAAATTCCGAAAACGTTTTCATTTATGGCTCTTATAACCTTTCTTTTTCATGTACCAAGCTAAAGCCCAAGGATTATCAATATCCTTATGCTTCTTCATCTTCTTCACGGTTCCTTCCCATCCTTCTGGCGCGACTTCATCAACCTGTTCAACAGATTCATTCAAATCTTCTCTGTGGTGTTCTTCCCAATGAGATGCTGCTGCCTTACGATCAGCAGGAGAGAACATCTTGTGCCAAGGTGTACCATCACCATGATGTTTAGCATAGCTCTGAGCAGCACGATCAGCATGATATCCCCAAAGCTTCTTTGCCTTTTCTGAATTATAGACGCCTTTGGAGTGCTTCTTCGCAAGATTATTCATGATTGGCTGGTGGCTTGAGTGATACAAGTGACTATCATTGTCTGCGTGAAGAACTAGTTCTTTTGCGGCATCTGAAAGATGATGATAATCTTCATAGATCACTTCTTCGTTAACGGGTTCTACATCCTCATAAATTCTAAAAATACTTTCTGTACGGATGCCTTCTTTCAGAGCGTCCTTGATACGATCTTTGATTATACTGTTTGACATATTTTCGTCCTCTCTGACTAGATGGAATCTAGCACCGTTTGGTTGTCCCATTTGTTTGTATTTTTGAAAAGCATGATGAACTGATTGAAACGGGCCAGCCACAGTCTTTCCGCCTTGTACAATATAGTGGCCTTTCTGAGTAGGTCTTTTTGAAGAACTCAAATGACGATGAGCATCAGTTTCGTTTTTAGCCTCACCGATTAAAACTGGGTGTTTTTGACTCATGCTCATTCTGCCTCTTTTCCGTGTTTAATTATTTGATTTATAATATTAGAATTCATCACCGTACATATGTGCTTTTTTATCACCATGATCATGTCCTATGGCCGCATCCATACGTCTGTTCCGTTTCTTCATGAACAACCATATCTACTTCGCCAGTGAACATGTTCTGTGCGATATCAATTCTTTTGGCAGAAATAGCATCTTCAATCTTTCCAGCAAGAGCTGTTTCGAAAGCTTTCTTGAAGCCTACTGCGTCTTTTAGTTCTGCGTGGTCTACAAATTTACTCATTTTAATTACCCGTTATTTGTGAATAGTGATGAGACTTTCTTATTTATATCCTGATCATTCGCAGTAGGTCCAGGTGTCTGCTGTGGAGGAGCAGATGGTCCTTCTGTCGAATCTTGCGGCATCTGTTGCTGCATTTCGGCTTGTTCTTCTTCTATTTGTTCTTTCATTTTTACAATTTCGTCTTCGTTCATACAGAGTACCTTCTCTTGTACCCAACGCTTTGAAAAATATGTTCCAACATATGGCTGAAGAGTTGTCAAAGAATTTACTCTGTTTTGAAGAAGTTCTGCTTCCTTAAGCTCAGAGAAGTTATTGTCTTTTAGAAAGTCGTAGTGAATCTGTTGTTTAAAACGATTCCACTCATCCAAAGTACAAATACCTTTCAGAGCTAATTGACGAGCCAGAAGCTCATCAAAAAGAATAGAGAAACGCGAACGAAGCTTGTCAATGAACTTATCAAACTTTAACTCATCGCGAGTTACTTCATTTGATCGTCCCAGAGAGAATCCCTGTTGTGGTTCAAGTCTTGAAACAGGAACATTAAGCGACTTGTAAAGCTTCTTTTCAAAGTAGTTAACGTCATCCATCTGACCAAGATTTTGACCAGCAGGAAGAGTTGTAATTTCTGTTGACTTACCTTCACCACGGCGAGGCATCCAGAAGTCTTCAAGCATCGACATATGCTTACGATCATCACGGACTTCGCCAGATGCCGCATCATATGTAAGTTTATTACGAAACTTAGTCATGATATCTTTAAGATATTGTTCTGCCTTGATACGTGGCATATTGCCAACGTCAACATAGAACACGCGGCGTTCTGGTGCTCTAGAAACACGATAAATTACAGTTGCGTCTTCAACGAAACGCAACTGGTTCATTGGGCGAATTGCCTTATGAACATATGAAAGAACGGTTGACTTGGCTGGATCGAATAGACCAGAAGTCAAGTAAATAACTGAGTCATCTGATAGCTTTGTACCACCAGCATAGCTTCCAAGCAACTGTGGTGACTGAACGTTGTTGTTTACAATCTTTTCGTTGTAAAGATAGAACGTGTCAATGCGATCAACAACTTCTGTTCCACCCTGTGTCTTTTTTGTGATATTACGAATCTTACGAATGCGTCTTGGATCAATATAAATTAATTGTTGAATTCCAGATTTTGTATTTTCTGGATCAATGACCACATTGTAATACATTCTACCATCAACATACCATCTACGGAATATATCAGATCCGTAATTATTAAAGTCTAGCAACATAAGCATGTGCTTGAATTCATCACGAATCATATTTTTAATTTTGTCTGGTTGATCTAATTCATCCAAAACAATTTTAATAGTATCAGCACGGGATTCGTGAACGATTGATTCGTTCACGATATCCTCAATAGCTGATTCGATTTCGGGCTGCATCGCCATCGTGCGATACTTTGTGATCAGGTCAACTTCTGTTCTATAAGAACCGTCTAAGTCAACGTATATACCGTAATGAGCACCACTTTGTATATTAATGGCACCGTCTTCGAGTTGCGGAGTAACAGGCGTAGGAAGGGAACGTTCCTCCCCTTCCTGACGCTTGATTTCAAATCCAAATAATCGAATTGACATTACAAATACTCCCACTCAGGATAATTATCTCTCTTCAATCTATTTAGACGCATTATTATTAGATCTAGTAGGTCTAAAGTTTTACTGTGGAGAAACTGGACTACCAGTACCAGATCCTGCTGGCAGACCAGATAATGGATTCGCAGAGGTAGAAGAAACGCCACTTGAAACCGATTCCCAGTATTGGTATGCGAATGTAACTGAGAACTCTTCGATTGAGTCGTTGTTACCCCAGTCAAGATCAATTGCGCTGATATCAACAGGGAACATTCCTCTAAAGTTGTAAGTCTTAATTAGATTACCGCTTTTACCGTACTGATTAACGAGAGCATCCACAGCATAACTCTTGCCAGGTGTTGTTTGATCGGTCGAAACAGCATTACTATTACGAATGTTCAATCGTGGATCGTTGAGAGCATTCATCCACTTTTCCATTGAATTACGAACTAGAAAATCTTCATCATTGATGATGTTGATTGTCCAGTCTTGGAATGTTCTGTTTCCAGCAACTTTAACTTCGCGGCCAAAGTATTGAATAGGAACAATTCCAATTGTTGATCCTGGAAGTTGAGCAGTCTTACACATAAAAGTTAATTTGTTACTTGTTGATGCGGAATCAATTCCAAAATTGGTATTGAAATTTGGTATTACAACCTCAAAGAGATTAGAACGTGCTCCGTCCAATCCTAGTTCTGATCTAAATCTTGTTACGTCAAAGGCCATTTTATATCTCCTAGATTATATTACCTATTTATCTTAATTGACCAACAATCTGTGTAAAGTCAACACCAGTTCTAGTAGCAATAAAGTTCAACTGAATGTAATTAATGCTTCTTGCTGGCTGAATATAAATGTCTCCGACAAATTGATTTGCGTCTATAACGTCTGGTGTATTGTTTGTGCTATCGCACACTACACGGTAGTTGTAGATTCCACGGCGGCTCTGAACAGAACGCAAGAATGGCTCAACTAGGTTCACAAATTGTGACTGTGTGAATGAGTCGTTAAACTCAAACAAACTACCGCGTGCAGCTCTTGCGATTGTCTTTTCTAGAACAATGAACAAGCGACGAACATTGATGCGATCAAAAGCACTTGGTCTATTCAAGAATGTCTTGTCACCAAATAGAAGTGTACCTTCTCCTGGGAATGAGACAACTGGATTAATACCAGCCTTGTAAAGAATATCACGATCTGCCTGATTTGGATTGTATGCTAATTTAACAATGTTCTGAATAGCGCCTCTTGACACACCCGCTGGTGAGTACCAAGGATCTGCCGAAGCATCTGTACGAGCACATAGACCAGCGATATCACCGTTTAGAGGAACCCAAACGTACTTATCGTTGTATTTGTCGTACTGATACTTCCATCCGCTATCAACAACAGCATATGAGCTAGTCAATGTAAGACCAGTGGTGTCATATGGAGTTACTGACTGCGCCCACTCAACAATTTCAGATCCAGTATCTGTTGTAACTTGAACAACTGATAGAGGTGGAGAAATGAAAGCGACACAATCCATGCGGTTCTGAGCAACAGTAATTGCCTCGTTCTGGAAATCAGATGTTCCGTCACCCGTCATGAGCAATGAAATATCAATCTTTTCCTTGTCAGCAAAAGAATTTGTTAGAGCAGTGACATAATCATTCTCTGTAATAGCACCATCAGCTCCGCCAGCAAAAATTGCGGTATTCGCAAACTCTGCTGTACTGAAAGAAGATGATGTGCTTACTAGACTTCCCCAGCTTGTTGGGTTGTCTGTTGGTGGATTAATTGAATAGAGGTACTTAGACTTACGGAATAGAACTTCACGGTAGTAGTTTGATGTTCCGTCTGTTGCCTTGGCATCCTTAAATTTCGACAAGCTCTGATACTTCTCAAGAATTGTTCCTGCTGTACCAGTGATGAAACCCAACTTGTCGATAACAAGAACGTGAAGTTCGTCACCAAGATATTGTCCTGTTACGTTTAGAACGTATGGAGAAGTATTTGGAGCATAATCGAACACATCAGCATACTGATGCCATGTTGAGTAAAGTGACGAAGCCGAATTGGTTGTAGCTTCTGACCAAGCTGTTGGGCTTGTATTTGCGAAGGTTAGAACCTCAATGCTGTTACCAATTGCTCCAGTATAACGCGCTGAGTACGATACGTCATTTGGAAATACACTTGGGTTATCGTATGCTCCAGAAGCAGGATTGAAATAATCCAACTCGTTCTGAATTACAACTTGTGCTGAAGCGTTAGATGACGCATTGAACTGACTGCTTGTGTTACCAGCTCTTACAACCTGTAATGAGTTTGAATAAGACAGGAAGTTAGCAGCCGTGAAAAATGATTTGCTGGTGTTAGCGTCTGGTTCTCCAAAACGAGAAACTAGCTGAATCTCGCTTGAAACTAAAGTTGGAGAATTAACTGGACCCCAATTAAAGGTTCCAACAATCGCACCAGTTGATACTGATGTTGCTGGAATTGTAGTTGTTAAATCAACTTCATTTACGCTAACGCCTGGTGATACTTGAAATGCCATGTTGTTCTCCTGAGAATAGGCGGAGTTATTAATATCTTATCTATTTATAAAAAGCCATCTTTACGGGAGATTTCCAAACCAGTCTTTACCGTAATCATCATCTATATTCAAAACTGTCTGCCAAACGATACCATCTTGCTTAAAGTAGGATGGTTTATCCTCAAGCTCGTCTATTGTGACAGGAAGAGGGGGTAGTTCTTCCTCAATCTGTCTCATTTTCTCTTCATAAAGCTTCTGACGAATATCAAAAGAGGTTAAATCTTTGAAGTATTGCTGGGCAGTCAACCAAGCAAATAGAACCAGACACATAGCCAGATCGTCATGATTTCCTTCTTCGGCAGCATAAGTTCCGTCTCTTTTAAGAACAAAGGTAGAAAGTTCTTCTATAATATTGAAATCTTGA